ATGCAACACTTAGATCTCTTTTGAAATTTGGATTACTTACATCTCCAAAAGGATCTCCAATTTTAGATAAGTCGTTCGCCATAGCCGAAGCAAAATTCGCTACTTTATCTGATTCGGGAGTAACCGGTAACATCCTATCAGCAATATCCATGAGGATTGCTCTCAACTTATCTTTTTTCTCTTTGAATTCTGATCTAAATGCAATTTGTTCAGCACCCGGATCTCTTTTCAAAATGAGCGGGCTTCCGCTATTTAAAAAAGCAAGTGTCTCGTTACCGCCATCAACCGGCGCTGGAATTTCGATATCTTTTTTGCTCAGTGGTTTTTCGTCGTCAAATTCTGTAACTTCCTCTGTTTCTTTCATGATTGAATTAATTAAAGGTAAAGCCGTGTCAATTTTTTCATCAAAGTGTTTGAGAGTAAATTTATCTCTTAGTGAAGATTTGGTTTCATCATCCAATGCTGGTATATTAGATGGTTGGAAACTTTCTTTCGCCGACTCATAATTTTTTTGTTTTGATAACCCTTTGATATATTTCTTTAGAGTTTCGCATTTCATTTTTGCTCTCTCTATGATATCGCCTGCTGAATCGTTTAATTGATCTTTTGTAGACACATATCTATTGAATGAATTTAGTTGTGCTATCTGTTCGCTGGTGTTTACAATATGTTCTCCAAACTCGTCGTGTGGTAGTCCACCGTTGGCCACGTGTCTCGCCATTGCTCTGGCACCCGCCAAGTGAACGATCGGATATTTAAATCTTTCGCCGTCTGAATTTTCAACATATAACGAATTGATATGCCTTGTTCTCGCTCCTGGTACTTCTTCAGCAACAGGTTTAGAATGTCTTATGATCAATCTTGTCTTGTCTAGATTTTCGAAAGAGCTCTTTGATGTACCTGTTAGGCCTTCTGCTAGACCCGCTAATTTTGTAATTCTGCTTAGTTCTTCTGACATACCGTCTGTATTTACCGTTTTGTTTTGATCTGCGAGATTCTTGAAATCCTGTTGAGTGAGGCTGGTTTTATTAATATCTCTCACGTCGAACGATAACTGGTGCTCCATAGCAAAGTCTTTCAGCTCTTTTAAGAAATTATACCAATTTTCTCTGGAATCTTCGTCGATTTTTTCAACTAATCCTTTATTATAAAATACTTTCATGTTTTCTCCGTCAGCAATGCTAATAGAAATTCTACCAAAAGTATCGGCGTCTTCTGTAAACTCAAAGTCAAAAAATACGGCTTCTTTAGGGTTGGCTGTTGTTGCTCCTGTGCTATCCCCTAATTGTAAATTGCTAAATTTACTTCTAATTTTATTGAATAAGTCTTCTGATGTTTTTCCTATAATCATACTGTATTTATTGTCTTTTGAAACTTAAAAATAGTTCCATGATCGTCTCTAGGAACAGATCTATAAAGCAAAGAAAATCCTTTATTTTTAGCAGTATTAAGAATTTCTTTATCCTCTACGCCCACATTTTTAAAGATACTATTATTATCTATAATTGGTACTCTGATATAAATTTGTTTTTTACAACAATCAAATATTTTTTTTAGTGTTTCGAGTCTCAAAACATTTTTAATCTTATGGTAAACACCTAGACATAATATCTTATCATAGGTGGTATAGTTAAAAGTTCTATAATTATCAATTAAAAAATTTATGTTTTTTATATTTTGTTGTTTGGCATTATATTTTGCAATTTCAATTCTATAGGGCTCTATATCAAAACCAATAACAGTTTTAACTTTTTTTGCAACCTCGAGGGATATCAATCCTTCGGCACACCCTATATCTAATACAGAATCATTAGTTTCGAGATCTAAAATTTTTTCTAAATCTTTCCAACGATCTATAAAATTAACATTACCCTTATTATCTGTTTTATAATATAAATTTTTTTTCATTAGATACCTAAATTGGCAAAAATAGGCATTGGTGCAGTGTATTCAGATGTTCTGTTAGTCCAGTGTTCAAAAATTTTAGGATCAAAGTCGGCCAATACTTTCATCATACGTGTGGCCAATAGCATAGCACTGACAAGATCGTCATGTTCTCCTGGCTTACCTTTATAACTCACGCCGGTCGCTACAAAGTTTTTAAGTTCTGATATCAACGGTCTAGAACTAATTTCTAATTTGTTATTTTCTACTAGTTCTTTAAATTTGGCACAGGCATCTATCTTGTGTTTGGCTGTCGTGTTAAAACCCCGTCTAAATTTTCTACGATGTCCTTTTCTAATAGGTTCCGATAGAAACATTCCTCTAATATTTTCCTCCCCTATATCCATAACTCTCATTAAGGCCGCTTCTCCAAGCGTATTGTTTTCCATGGAATAAAATATCTGTGGTGTTGCTGTGGAATCTTGCTCCATTATGGAATCGTGTATATGTTCGTTTATGCTTTGTAAAATTCTAATTTGTTGATTGGCTGGTGTCATGTTATGATGCCACTCTGCTACTTGTTTAAAAGTCGGAAGTTCTATGACCTGTATCGCGGCGTAGTCCCCGCCTGTACCTATGGCCGGATCTAGTGCGACCATGTAAGTGTGTTTAGGTTTTGGTTTGCTGTACCAACGTACTTGTCCTTGTACCCAAATTGGATCTTTACCTTCTAACTCAATTAATCTCACCGAGTTTATCAAGGTCTCGTCATAAATTAAAAATTCACATTCGTGTTCTCGACGAAATCTTTCTTCACCGATCCTTGATCGTTCAGCGGCCGCCCATGCTTCATCTCTATCCGGGTGTTCTGACCAGTGCGCCTTGTACGCAAAAAACCCATTTGTACCTGTTATATTATCGTTGCCAAATTCGTCATATCGTTTGAGTGCTTCTTTCCAGATAAGTGCGAATTGATCTTCATCTGAGTTTGGTGTGGATGTAATCAAACACTTTCCTCCTGTAGACAATGTCGGAGATAGAGAAGTCCAAAACTCAACGGCCTTCTCGGGCGGTTGAACGAATGCGAACTCATCGCAATATATCATTGTCAAGGACATACCTCGACCGGTGTTCTCAGTTGTCGTGGTCGCCATGATTTTGGAACCATTATCAAATTCTATAGAGTTCCTGTTGTATTGGGTCACTCCTGCTTTAATCCAACTAGGCAACATCTCATAGGCATAACGTACCCTCGACATAATATCTGATGCTCCTGCATATTTGTGTGCCGCAATTAGTATCTGCGAATCGGGACGAAACATAGCATACCAAATTAGGTAACCAGAGGCACAGGTGGTTTTTCCTGTTTGTCTTGGTAGCATTGCAATACTGAATCTATGACTGTTGTATGATTCAATTAATTTTTCTTGATATGGGTATGGTTCAAAAGCCATTGAACCTTTTGTAGGATGTTGGATTTTAATAAATTTTTTCATGAAGTATAGTGGCCCTGTTTTTGGATCCATACACTTCTCTAGTTCCAATACCTGTTCTGCACTGTATTTGTGCTTTTTATTGGCTTTTTTTATCTGTTCGGAATCTAAACTTACGTATGCCATGACAAACGTATTTAATGTTTTATATTAGATCGAAAAGTATTATTTTTTCGACTTTTTGATAGATTTAGCAATATCGTGTGCTTTCTTGATAGTTGCTTTCTCTAGAGGCGGTTTGTCACCTGTTGATTTCATGGCTGTTGCCATTCCTATCGCATAAGGTGATTTTGCTTTTTTTGCCTCATTCACTGCTGTTTGATAATTGGCCTTGAACTCGGCATATTGAGTTCTCAAAGAACTTGTTAAATCTTCCATGGTTTTCTGCATTGGGTTATCTCCACCCGCCACTTTTGGAAAAGTCTGTTTCTGTCTGTTCAATCCACCTGAATGGAAGTTTACGAGAGTGTCAGTGTCTTGGTGTTTCACATTGGGTTCGTTAGCGTAGTTTTCGTCGGTCTTACCACAATTTTCACAATCGCAATTTTCACCGCAATTCCCACCGCAAGAACAGTTATCATCGCAACCACAACCTTGTTGTTCTGTTGGTTGGTTGATCATTTGATCATCAACAGGTCTTACACCTGCTAATTTTAATATCTGCATCATCATTGATGCTTCTTGTGGAGAATCTGTTGCTATGGTAATTGATTCATTTACTGATTTTGTTTTCATTTCTTTTCCTTCCTGGCTAATACCTAATTCTTTTTCTAATTTTTCAATTTCTTCTTCTGTGTCTTCTGGTTCACCATCCCACTGTCCCGCCATTTGAGCATTATATTTTGATTTTAGATCTTTTAATTTTGCCATTAGTCTTGTACGTTCTTTTTTCTTTGTATCAATTTCCTTGAAGGCACCCTCAGTTGGATTGGTTCTTTCAACATTATTGATAGCGTCGCTAATTTGGTGACCTGCTTGTTCATATTCTCTTAATTTTTGTAATATATCGATCATTTCCATAAATTATTTTCCTGCTGGGTGTGGGTTGCCTTTGACTGGTCCTTTGTGTGCCGCTTTGATCGGCGAAGTACTTTTGTCCGATTCTTTAGACTGACTCTCTTGAGTTTTGTTGTCTTCACCCTTAGCAATTTCAAATTTTTCTTGTCTATCTTTTAATAATTCTTTTAGTAGACTTTGGTTTGCTGTGTCTCCGTATACTTTGTCTGCTTCTATTTTTGGAGCATCTTTATATTCAACATCTTGTAATACAGAAGCAAATTCATTTTTTACTTTTGCATCTGCTTGATATTGTTCTGTTGGTTCGCCCGGTTTACGAACAACAATTTGATTTCTTCCTAGGTTTAAATAATTTGCAAGATATTCAGTTAATTCAAACACCGATACTGGGTATTTTGTAGTTGCATCAAAAATTGTTACATTTGTGTTTTTAAATTGTGGAAAATCTAAAGGGGTTTCTTGTATTGGGTAAGTTTTGCCTGCTGATAGTTTGGCAACTTCAAATTTACCTAATGCAGTTTCTAGTTTATTTGCAAAATCTTTGTTTAACTCTCCCGCTACTTTAATCTTGTAGTCGTATTGTTTAGCGGATTCTGTTAGATATTGTGTAAACGTGCTCATATTAGATGTATTTAGTCTTTTTTCATTAGTTTCTTCATTAACTCGTTACGATCTGATATCACAAATCCTTCTGATTCTACAGTTTGACCTGTGTCGTCATTACCATCTTTATCTATTTTTAACTTTTTAAGTTGCAGTTCTACCATTTTTAGTTTGTTATTAATTTTGCTATTTTTAGCATCAATAGCATTACGTAACATAGTTGATGCCACTTCAAATATACGTCCAGAATATCGAGAATCTACGTTCATACCCAAATCCATTAAATTTTTGTAGGATTCTTCTGCTTCCACGGCTAATTTGTCTAACTCTAGATCCGATAACTCTCCTAGGCCCTTAACTTGTGGAAGTGCCTTTTCAATTTTATCAAATTCTGCGTAAGTGGCTTCAAGTGCTTTTGCAGTTTTTGGATCTACGTTTTTTTGTACTTCTCGTGTGCTATCTTTGTTGGCCCTTGCTTGTTCTTTTTTATCAACATTAATAAATGCTTCTTTGACATTTGGTAAATTTAATATATCTTCAAGTTTTTTAGTCATTGTAGTTATTTACGAGTGCCTTGATGGAACAATTGTTCTTCTGACACTACCCTAAATTGTATATGTCTTTGTTTGGCATAAGCCATCGCCGCTTCCCATTTGGCATGATTAATTAACACTTGTGTTTTTTTAGCAATACTTTTCCCGGCTCTTTCCATGGTAGTTTGGCTCATGGGTTTTACTTCGATCATTTCAGCATGCTTTTTTCCATTTTTATCCATGTATACAATAAAAAAATCTGGTACGTAGATGGTATATTTTCCAGTAATAGGATGTCGGTATGGAATCTTTATTGCCTCAGACGCCCATTGATAAACATTGGGGTGTTCGTCGCATAGTCGCATGAACGAATGTTCCCAACTGGATCTATACGTGGGAGTTTTTGTACCCACATACTTTTCTGGATTCTTAAATGTAAATTTTCCTCGAGCAAATTTCATTAGACAATGATATTTCTTGATACCACATTTCTTGTTGTCTTATTATTTCTTACACCAAGTTTACTTGTTTTATATCTATTTGAATTTAAAATAACGGTCAACAATTCGCTTAATTGTAATTCGGTGGATTTATTTAATGTATCAAGAATTTCCTGTACAGGAACGTTATCTATTTTAGACTGTTGCAAAATTACATATGCGGTTTCTTCGGCCGGCTGTCTATCAAAACCTTTTTTAACAAAAAAACCAACTGTAACATCATAATCATTTGAGTTAAATTGAAAAGGTTCGGTATAAGTTTTGTCTTTTAATAGTGAAATTGTTTTTTCTAAATCACTATTTTCTTTTTTTGGTAAGTTTGTATAAAAATCGGCCATTTTATATTATTACCTTTTCTGCTTCTATCCCCACTTCAAAATTTTCTCTTGAAATCTTAATGTACCCTTCATTTACTAATTTAGTTACATCTGTAAGAGCCCTGGACCTATAAATATTTTTACTAGCATTGTTTAAAGATGCATATTCAACATCACTCTCGGCTATTGACAATCCTCTTCTGGATCCATTTAATTTATAATATAATGATGAAGCAACCTTATCTCTGGCTTGAAGATTATTTTGTAAAAAATTAAATGATTCTGTTGGTGAAAGTATATCTGTAAAATTTTGAACAACGTTTACATTAATCTGATTTGAATTTTTATTTTTTTGATCTATTAAATTTTTTGCTGTGGCTATTGTGGTTCCGACAGCAAGTAAAGTTCCCGCGGTCGAACCTAATTTGTAATTTGTGATAGGATTTGTAATGGTACCAGCAGACGTTCCTAAAGTTTGCACACTTTTTTTTACAATTCCTTTTAATTCTTCCTTAACTGCTTCTTTGGCTTTAATTTTTTTAGCATTATTATAGGTATTAATTCCTTTAAAAATTGTTCCTATATTAACATTGCCTGTTCTCACGTCATTTATTACCGAACCGATACCGTCTATAATTCCTCCTGGACCAAAAATAGATGTAGTACCTCCTCCCAACACCGATAAAGGTGATGGTTCAAAATCATAATGTACTGTAGCAAATCCAGGAACATCGGATTTTGTAATTTTCCCGGCATTATATAATACAGTCTCATAAAATACTTGCATAGTATTTGTCATGGTACCGCCACCATCGGCGGCATCAAAGTTATCATGAGAAAAAGATCCAATCACCGGATTTATTAATGTGTACGAAGTAAATCTTTTTTTCTTAAGTGCAAAAATTTGTATAGATCTTAAAAATGGTTTTTTTCGTTTTTGTACGTTATCCATACCAAATTGTGTTGCAACTCTATCTTTACTATAGTAGTCGTCTTTGGTCTGTGTTGGTGATCCACGATTTATAGTCAACGAGTCGGCAATATTATATTCATAATAAGCCTTCCAAAAAGCATTTACAGTATCGGCATGATCATCATGAAATGCTATTGTTACAGGACGATATACTATACGAGTTCCTATGTAAACTTTTTTATTATATTCTAATCTTTCTTCTAGATTCATGTCATATTTAGGTAATTCGCAAGTTTTGACTAACATATTCAACTCGTATCTTTCGTTAGTACTAAAAGGTTTTATATCATTATCAATATCAAAAAATACGTGATATAAAAACTTTTGTTTTGGTAATAATTTAAAATTTTCATCAACAAAAAGCCTTGATGCATGTTGATAGTCTTTCATCCCTGGAAGACCATTTGAGAATCCTGATAAAAAATTATTGATACTTGGCATACTCTATATTTATGGCCACAAAAAAAGCGCCGTTAATGGCGCTCTTTTTGTTATAAATGCAAACGAAATTAGATACCGCCGCCTGTTGACAACGTTCCTAATGTTCTTGTTAATTGTGTTCCGATACCTGTGCCTTGTGGTGTCTGTATAGCATTATCGTATCTGATTTGTAATGTAATTGTTGCTGGATCTGATGTTGCGTATGCTAAAGTATTGTAGTTTACTGACTCAACGTATGAACCATATAATTCAAAAGTTTCTAGGATACCAGGAGTAGAAGCACCATTGCCTCCGTCTAGTATTTCAATTCTTGTAGTGAATTTATAGTCAATTCCTGAAGCGGCACTTGCCTGTTCAAAGAAATCAAACTGTTTCTGAATTTGTTCACCAACCAATTTAGAAACTGCATTGTTGACATCATCTCTAAGATTAAGTGTGATTGGTTCCCACGTGTGTTTACCAGCAATATAAACTCTTGAGTTGTAAACATCTAATGTTGTGTTATCAAAAGTTAAATTTGGTCTTGTAACATCGATCACTTGTTTAGTTAATTCTGATCTTGGTGTAGATACACCAAAGTTCTCAAGAACTACTCTAAATCTATATTGTAGTTTTGGCATCAACAAACCTTGTGATGCTGAACTCTGATCATTTGCTAGTGGTACTGTAAATTTTGAAAGTGTTGATATTGCCATAGTGCTCCTTTATTTACCGGGGATTAACTTCCCAAGTTTTGTATCTCCCCTGTGTTTTTGATTCTTAAAGGTATGTAAATGAATTCAACCGATTTAACTGGTTCAATCGCAATATCCACATACAGTTCATTCCTGTCAATTCTTGTAGGTGTGTTGTTTGTGTCATCACATACTACCAAGAAGTCATATAACGCTCGTTGTCCAACTAACTCTAGCAAGAACGATTCTACCGCTCCTTTGATCTCATTTCTAGTTAAAGTATCATTAGGTTCAAATATGAAAGGTTTTGCCAATCTATCCAATTGTGTTCTTAGATATACTGTTAATCTTGAAACGTTTATTCTATCAAGAGCAGATGACGATGAAGTTTTAGTTAAGTTACCAAAGTTCACAATACCTGTTCCAGAGAAGAACGTAATCGGATTAAGTTTAGCAGTAAACATTGAATCTCTCACAGATTCTGTTAATGCTATTGTTTCAAACTCTCCTTCGGAGTCGATATAACCAACTGCTGTTGCGTTGTCTACTATACCTCTTCTAGTACCTGCCGGTGCAAACCATGGAAATGCTACATTATCGTTGTTTGCAAATGTTCTCAACATCATATGCGATGCTGGAACGACAACAGAATTACCCGAGTTATCAGTTGTTCTTCCGGACGGATAAAACACTCCTAGATAGTCCGAACTTGTGACAAGACCTTCTTCGCCGTTATCAACAGCACCCGCGGTATTGTTTGACCAATTCGTTAATTCTGTAGAACTGCTACCTAATCTAAAAGGAGTATCACCCATCACAAATGCTGTATTATTTCTATCTGTGTTTAGATTTACCATCTCTGAAATAACTTCAGGATATCCCGGACAAGCGATGATGTTAAATCCTCTTTGATCTTCTCTAATTGCTTGGTTGGTATTAATTTCAGATTTTAACTGAGCAATAATTACTTTTCTTACTGCTTTTCTTCCAAATGTTCCCGAACCGTTTGCATTATTAGCATTTTTAGTTACCCATCTGTCTGGGAAGTAGGTGGCAACCGATTCGTTACTGTAACGAATGTTTCCTTTTCCTGAACTTCCTGATCCCGGATAAGCAGTTGATGTGATATAACTGTTTCTATATTCTTTGACATTGTATCCAGATCTTCTTGTATTAAACAATAAAATATATTTTGGATAAAGTGCTGGATTCGGAGCATCCGGATCTAAGAAATCATCACTTAATAAATCTTTAATTGATGATGCGGTTCCTGCCCCGCCGGTTTCAGAACTATCTGCTTTTTCTGCAGATGTTTGCCATCTAGCATCAGCAAATACAATTCCTTGATCGGTGGTTTGATCGGTGTTGTCCATCAATACCCATTCACTACCAACGTCTTGTGTCGTATCATATCTGTAAATTTTTGGATAGTTTTCTAAATCACTAGTATCAATCCATAAATCATTAGCAACAAGAGTCGTACCATCTGACTGTGTAGTGGGTCTAGTTGCTGAGAACTGAGGACCGTTTGGATCAGTTGTTGCATAAACTTGTAAATAACCTTTCCAAGTGGTTCCATCATGAACCATGATATCCGCTTCTAAGTTTGTGTTGTACCATAACGTACCGTTTACTGGTTCGTTGGTTGGTTCGCTTGTAGAAGCAGTGTATGATAACTTTTTCCAATTTGAAGCCACAACTGTTACTGGTGTTGTTGAATCTTCTGTTGCACCAGCCGGAGCCTTGTATAAATTATCAACTAGTGTTGATGAATTTGCTTCATATGATCCGTAATCGTGAGCGTTAGTATTAACACTAAATCCTGCATCATCAAGTGCAGTACCTGTGACTTGCCACATTCTAAATTCGCCGCCTAGTGCGTGTGTTATTTTGATTGCACCAGTTGATAAAACTTCTGCAGACACGTTTGTTAAACCTGCCGCCGATACCGCCGCAACAAATGCATCTGCATCATCACCGCCCAAGGTAACAAGTTTTTTAGTATCCAATGCCTCTTGCCCTTTTTTACTTTCTTGAATATAAAAAGTATGTCCAGATGTAAAACTTGGGGAAGTATCATTTGATACAATCGTTGTCGCTCCGCCTTCGTATCTAAATATTTGGAAACTACCCAAAGGTCCTGGAGTAGTATCAAAAGCACCTAACAATGATTGCTCTGTCTCGTTATATTGTGTGTATAAATCACCAGTAGATAAACCTGTTCCTCCGTTCACCGGATCTAGTCCATAAATTGCCGAATGGTTGGTAGCATACAACGGAGAAGTAACAGTTGACCATGTTCCCGAAGTTGAACTGTAAAGTTTAACTGATATATTCGCTCCAGCATTTGGAGTTGTTGTCTTAAACCAAACAGAACCAGTAACCGCGTTCTCATCTGCTGTCTTCCACTGTGGTCTTGAAGTGTGTGATGAAATACTAAACAAGCCACCACTGGTTGCTGTTTTCCATGCAGTACTTCCGACCTGAACCCATGTATTAGAACTAGTTTTATAGTAAATTTTATTTGTTACGTGAGTTGTATTAATTGCATAGTCTCCAATTTTACCAATAGATGTTTTTGGTGCACCTGTTGGTGATCCACCTACTAAATCGTTTGTTGATGTAATGTAAGTTGGATTGATTGCTGAAAAGGCTTGATCTGTTCTTGACCATTCGAATAATCCCGGAACAGTTGATGTTAAATCAAACCAGTAAGTTCCATTGGTAGGTTCTGCTGTAGGAGCGATTGAACTACCTGTTAAATCTGATAAATCGATATTTGCTCTTAATACAAATGCTCTGTTAGCGATTCCTAAAAATGAATAAGCGGCTTGTAAACCGTATTCATTTAATTCATATCCATTCAAAGAATTCCCTGATGCATCTGTGTAAAATTTTGGATCTCCAAATGTCTCTGTTAATTCTCTTTGTGACGAAATCAAATAAACTTGATTCGCGTTTGCAGTTTTTGTACCTGATGCCACTGCTGTTCCGGCACCATTTAATTTGTCTTGAGCTGTTGCAACAATTAATAGAGGTGTGGTACCCGCATCTGCTGGTACGTAAAAACTCTCGTTTATTACTGAAACTTCAACTCCTGGTGATGTTAATGCCATGTTTTCTCCTACTTGCAAGTATAACTGATGTATTTATAGCAAATACAATAAAAAACCATAAAACTAGTCAAAAAATAGGTACCTATATAGGCGACGTAAATATAAGACAATGAAAAGACCGTTGTGCAAAACTTGTAAAAATAACCCTAGATCGTATGCGTATAAAAAGGGTAATAAAATTTATTGGAGATCCGAATGTGATAGTTGTATCAGAAAAAAAAGAAAACTTAATACAGGTGGCAAAACACGTTGGCAGATTTCTGGTTATAAAAAGAAAAAGCGTTGCGAATTGTGTGGATTTAAAGCAGTGGTATCACAGCAATTAGATGTATATCACGTTGACGGCAATAAAAATAATACCAGTGTGTACAATTTAAAAACAATATGTGCTAATTGTCAACGATTAAAAAGCACCCAGGATCTGGGGTGGTCTATTGGTGATCTTGAAGTCGATGAGTAGTATTCACTAACTCTAAAGTGCTGTATTTTTTTATATCCATGGAGATCCCCCCAATTACTGTATCAACTTTCTCGTATAATTCTTTAAGGGTTCCGTTATTTTCTATTACATAATCAAATTTACACCCAATCCAGTCCCATTCGGATTGATGAGCTCCCGACGCCTGCATCTCTTCTCTACTAGGAATATTTCCTCTTTTTATTAAAACTATCTTTCCTCCCTGGTCACGTATTGTTTTGATTTCGTTTACAAATCTTGTATCACTGATCACAGTTGCGTCACCTTTATATCTAGCAACGAAACTATCGATCCATATGCTATCTAACATATTTCCTCTGCACACTTCTGTACCAAAGTATTGCAAGACCCATCTTGGAGTTATTTCTTTTTTGAATCTTTCAGACCAAAATTTATCTGGTTGCTCTCTCCATCCTCTAGACTCTTTAGTCTGTCCTTCCAATAGTTCTCTGTCCCATCCAAATATGCTGGCCGTTGCATCTTTTAAACTTTTAGCGAAACTATCTCTCTGGAAACCGTGTTTTTGCACCAGTCTGTCCGCAACGGTGTCCTTGCCGGATCCTATTAAACCAACTAAACCTATAAGCATAAAAACTATATTAACAGTTTTTTATTCTTTTTTCAAGTTCTTTTTTGAGTTCTCTTATAGCATTTAAAAGATGGTAAGTGATTTTCCAATTGGGTCCGGCCTTTATCAAGACCTCAAATGCTATTGTAAGTTGTTTAAGTTGTCTGAAAGATAGTTCAGATAGTTTTGAGAAGTATTTGTTTTTTGCCATAATTTTTTGCCTTTCTTTTGCCTAAGTTACATGATTATTTAATTATTTGTAGGAGAAAATTATATGATAATAAATTATTAACCAATAACAAAACTGAAAGGTGATCCGCCATCTTGATAGTTATTGATCTCTTGATCCAGTCTTTCCATCTCGGCCTGACCTTCCTGTTTTAGTGCATCACCGTTGAGGGTGGTTCCTCCCTGTGGTCCTGCGATGGTATTGAATTTGCCTCGTGCCTGTCCTAGCATAGTTTTACACACTGCTAGAGTGTAGTCTCTGATCCACGGTTTAGAATAGATATCTTTAAAAAGAGTTATGTCTGGTCTATAATTGTCGCAATGTAGTACAACCGTTTCGGAGTCTGCTCTGGGTCTTTGAGTTATGGTCAATGTTTTGGTTGCGTTATCATAATGAAATTGGATAAATGAACCAAACATTTTCCCCACCAATTCCTGATATGATGCAAATGCATAATAGGTAGCAAGTCCTCCGGTAGCACCCGCTCTTAGTAGATAGGTATTTGTGTATGCGAGATTGAAAGGTTCGAACAAAGTTCCGCCTTGGCCTCCTTCGGTTCTTGAACCCACCGTTCTTCTAGATATTTCACGAACATTAATGATCTCGTCTGGTAGTATATACTTGTTTTGATTTTCTTTTAATTCTAAAAAAGCATAAGATTCTTCTGTGGCATTTGAAGAACGTTGTCTATATCTATTAATGGCTCTTTCTAGCGCCGTTTGATAATGTTTTGGGTCTAATTCCACATCGATCATGCCCTCACCGAGGTTATTTTTTACATAATCAAATATTTCCTGTTGACCGGTCTGTAGTTCTGACATACACATATTTACCGTAAAGGCAATTACTATAAATATGTACGATATGCCTAGATTGTCATTATACAAGCCAGAAAAGGGAAACGACTATAAGTTTTTTGATAAAAACATTCTCGAGATGTTTACTGTAGGGGGGACCGATATATACCTACACAAATATATCGGACCATACGATCAGGGAAGTACTAACAAGGATGGAGCGGCCAGCCCAACCCAGCCACAATACAGTGGTGACAGTTTAAACGAACGGACCATACAGGATTTACTATTTTTAGAAAATAGAGATAGAAAATATTCTCCAGATGTTTATATTTTAAGGGGAATATACAATGTACAAGATATGGATTTCAACCTATCTCAGTTTGGTATGTTTTTACAAAATGATACAGTTTTTATGACGGTGCATTTAAACGATACTGTAGAAAGAGTTGGCAGAAAAATTATGTCTGGTGACGTTATAGAATTACCTCACATGAAAGACGATTTTAGTTTGGATGAAAACATACCCATAGCATTAAAAAGATTTTATGTAGTAGAAGATGTGAATAGAGCCGCGGAAGGATTTAGTCAGACTTGGTGGCCGCATTTATTGAGATTAAAATTAAAATCTATAGTAGATTCTCAGGAATACAAAGATATATTAGAAAAAGAGGTAGGAGATACAGGTAATACACTTGCTTCATATATGAGTACCTACAATAGAGAAAGAGAAATAAACACACAGATAGTAGCACAGGCAGAATCTGATGCACCAAAATCAGGATTCAATTACAAACAGTATTATGTCACTCCAATCGACGAAAGAGGCAATGTACGATTAGAAGACATACAGAGCGGTCAGGCCAGTTCTACACAATCAATTAATGCTGTTGTAGATACACCTGCATCATCACATTATGGATTTTATTTAAATGGTGATGGTATTCCACCTAATGGGTATGTGGCCGGTCATGGAACTAGTTTTCCAACGTCAAATGTTGATAAGGGCGATTATTTCTTGAGAACTGATTACCTACCAAATAGATTATTTAGATATGACGGAACTAGATGGATGAAAGTAGAAGACGCTATAAGATTGACCACAACTAATAATGATACTAGAGCAAACTACAAAACTCAATTTATCAATAATACTAGTAGCAATACAATTAATGGTTTAACCGTACAACAAAGACAATCATTAACTGATGCTTTAAAACCTAAGGCCGACGATTAATGCTACATTTTTACGACGGACAGATACGAAAATTTTTAACTCAGTTCATTAGAGTATTGAGTAATTTTAATATAGAAACGGGCAAAGGTGCTGATGGTACTGTACAATTAAAACAGGTTCCTTGTGTATACGGAGATGTCACTCGTCAAGTGGCAAATATTTTAAAACAAAACTCAGAGAACTCATTAGTTTATGCACCCAAGATTGCGGCGTATATTACAGGACTAGAATACGATAGAGAACGTATGCAGAATCCATACCATATAGAAAAACAACATTTACGACAGAGAGATAGGAATCCAGATGGAAGTTATAATGAAAATTTAGGTGCAGGATATACCATTGAAAAAGTCATGCCGTCACCTTTCCGTTTAAATGTACAGGCAGACATTTTTACCACAAATACGGACATGAAATTACAGATAATGGAACAAATTCTTTATCTTTTCAATCCAGACTTTGAAATACAAAAATCTGACAACTATATTGATTGGACCAGTTTGAGTTATATCGAACTTACAGGAACTACATTTAGTTCAAGAACTATCCCTGTAGGCACTGAAACAGAAATAGATGTAGCGTCAATGACATTCTCAATGCCCATATGGTTATCTCCGCCAGTTAAAGTATCCAAATTAGGGGTCATTGAAAAAATTATTATGTCGGTATACGACGACGACGGTGGTATCACAAAAGGACTGATTGACGGATCATTATTATCGAGGAGTTATATAACACCCGGGGGTTTTAATATTTTTTTATCGGGCAACCAATTGAGATTGTTTGGAACTACTGGTATAAATGTAGCATCTGGTGGCGATGGTTACTACACAGGCGCCAGCGGGACAGATCTAGATCCCTTCACAACATTTGGACCACCGATTAATTGGAAAACATTGTTGGATCAATATGGAAAAATTACAAACGGTATATCAACAATAAAATTGCAACAAGAAAACGGTAATGAAGTTGTTGGTACTATTGCTCCGTCACCGCTGGATGAATCTATATTAATCTTTAGTATTGATTCGGACACCATACCTGCAAATACATTAACAGCAGTGAGTAAAATTATCAATCCCCTGACATTTGATCCAGGAACACCAACAGACGGTACTAGATATCTAATTGTAAATGATATAGGAGATAGCACAAACACATTTGACGCTACTGCTTGGGGTAATTTGAGAGCTAGTACAAATGATATAATACAATATAATGCTTCTACTGGTAAATGGGGAGTGGTTTGGAACGCCGATGACCCAGATTCCACGGTTGCTTACGTAACAAATTCAAATACCGGCATACAATATAAGTTCACCAATGGAACATGGATCAAAAGTTATGAAGGAATCTATGTTGCAGGTAAGTGGACACTTGTGCTATAATTAAAAAATGGAAAAAAATATAATTTGTTCGGGTGCATTATTCTATGCTGTAAGCACTAAACGTTTCTTGTTTTTACAGAGAACCGATAATAAAACAAGAGGCCTGTGGGGTCTTGCCGGCGGCAAAAACAAATTTCAAGAATCGGCATTCGAAGGATTAAAAAGAGAAATACAAGAAGAAATAGGCACAACACCTGTATTTAAAAAAGTTATTCCTCTAGAACTGTTCACATCAAATGATCAGAAGTTTTATTTCAATACCTATGTAATAGCAGTTCAGGACGAATTTCTACCCCGACTGAATCATGAACACAGTTCATACGCCTGGTGTGCTTTTGAATGCTGGCCAAAGAATCTACACGCCGGTTTGAGAAACACACTCAACAACAAATCTATCAAAGGCAAATTACAGACCATATTGGATCTCATAGTATAATATTACCATATTATGGTAAATATCTTGTATGGCAAAACTAGGCGATCCAACAGATTTCAGTTACAGAGTAGACAAGGTTACAAAAATTGTAGATGGCGACACCATCGATGTGATCATAGACATGGGATTTGACATCTTATACAAAAGTCGTGTTAGACTGTTTGGCATAGACACCCCCGAATCAAGGACCAGAGATCTCACAGAGAAAAAGTTCGGATTGATGAGCAAGAAATATCTCACAGAACGATTAAAAAAAGCAAAAAAAATCACAATAAGAACACACAAAGGATCAGAGACCGGAAAGTTTGGTCGTATTCTAGGTGAAATATTCTGTGATGGTGAGAACGTGAATCTTGCTATGTGTACAGAAGGACACGCTGTGGCCTACTATGGACAGAACAAGGATGACGTGCAGGAAGCACACCTAGCCAACAGAAAAAAACTTTTAGGTTAATATCTACAGACTACCTGAGCACCGGGCTCAACCACTTCTTTCACAGTCTCTAATGTGGACTTGTCTTTTTGTTCGTTTTCTTTGGAATCTTTGTTGTCTTGTTTTTCTATTTTTATTTCCACGGTTGGTGCAACAGCACAGTCTTTAATGGCCACACATCCGTTCAAGAACACAAGCACAGTTAAGATTAGTAAAATTCT